GAAGGATTTGGATTGAGTATTGCCGAATCAATTATGTGTGGTACTCCAGTAATTGTTAATGTTACTGGTGGACTACAAGATCAAATTGGACAAGTAGATGATAATGGTAAACCATTGGAATTTGATTTGAACTTTGGCACTAACAGTGTGGGTAAATATAGAAATCATGGTGTATGGGCAAAGCCAATTTGGCCATGTGTTAAAACAATTCAAGGAAGTGTACCTACACCATATATCTTTGATGATGTATGTACATGGGAAGAATCTGCTGAAGCAATCATGTATTGGTATTTAATGTCTTCAGAACAACGAGAAAAGTGTGGTTTGGAAGGTCGTCGTTGGGCAATGAATGAAGGTGGTATCAATGCCAAGAATATGTGTGATCAATTCATTAAAGCAATGGATTATACTATTAATAACTTTGTTCCTGATTCTGGCTTTGATTTGTTTACTGTTAAAGATCATGTAGGAAATTATCAACCACATAATAGTATTGGTGTAGAAATTCCAAAGATTGATATTGACAAATTGAAAAATGAAATCAATACTACAATAGCTAAACTATGAAGATTCAAGTATTAAAGAATGATACATATCAGTCTACTGATAATCTACCAAAGAAAGGTACTGATAGAGCTACTGGTTTTGATGTAGTTGTTACAAGTGATCCAGAAATCGTTGGTGATCAGTATGAGAATGGTACATATAAACGAATCGATTATATTCAATATAAAACCAATCTTAAGTTGGCAGTTCTAAAAGATCGGCAATTCAGTAACTTTGGTTATACTGATTTGGATTATGATATTCTAGCATTTCCTCGTAGTAGTGTTAGTAAGTATAATTTAGTATTAGCCAACTGTATTGGATTAATTGACGCAGATTATCGTGGTGAAGTATTACTTCGTTTCAAGTACATTTGGCAACCAGAGGATTATAGTATATATCCCCACATATCCAATGATGGGTCTCCGTTATATAACTTTATAGTAGGAAAACCAAATGTTGAAAAACTTTATAATAAAGGTGATAAAGTTTGTCAACTCAAAGTAACAAAAGTTGAAAATGTAGAGTTTGTTTTGGTAGACGAATTAGATTCTACTAATAGAGGCGAAGGTGGATTTGGTAGCACTGATACTAAATCAACTGATAATACTAAACAAACAATGAAAAATATTGCGGATTTGTATGAAAAAATTAGTGGAAATATTACCACTCCATCAAAAAAATATGTAGATTCAATCAAAGAAAGAGAAAGACAATTAGGATAAATTTATGAGTAAACCATTATGTGTAATTCAAGGTCCAATCTTCAATAGAAGTGGATATGGCGATTTGGCAACCGATCTAGCAAAAAGTCTTGTTAGATATGGTAAATATGATGTAAAAATCAATCCTACTCGTTGGGGTGGATGTCCATCTAAGACAACAATTGATGATTTGTCTACTGAAGAAGATAAACAATTGGCGACAATGTTTCTTACTCAACCTTTGAATAAACAACCAGACCTATTTATTCAAATCAGTATTCCAAATGAATTTCAACCAGCAGGAAAATATAATATTGGTATTACTGCCGGAATTGAAACTACTATGGCGTCTGGTCAATTCGTTGATGGATTAAATAGAATGAACATGAATATTGTCACCAGTAATCATGTTAAAAAAGTATTTGAATCTGCACAATATCAAAAACAATTCGAAGATGGTAGAAAAGAACTTCTTAAAAGTGATAAACCAATGGAAGTATGTTTCTGGGGTGCAGATACAAACATCTATAAAAAAACCGATGAAAAAGTCGAATCAATTGAAAATGTTTTATCATCAATTCCCGAAAAGTTTGCGTTCTTGTTTGTAGGACAATGGACACATAGAAGTTTGTATAATGATCGCAAAGACATTGGAAATCTTATTAAGACATTTAGCAATGCATTTAAAAATAAGTCTCCAGAAAATAGACCATGTTTGTTGTTAAAAACAAGCGGGGTAAATTTCTCGGTTGTTGATCGTGATGAAATTCTAAATAGAATTAAACAAATTCAAGCAGAAGTTGGTGATAACTGTCCTAATGTATATCTACTTCATGGGGAATTAACTCCTATCGAAATGAATGCTTTGTTAAATCATGACAAAGTAAAAGTACATGTTAGTTTTACTCATGGTGAAGGATTCGGACATCCATTGTTGTTGGCTTCATTGAGTGGTAAACCAGTATTGTCATCTAATTGGAGTGGACATTTGGATTTCTTAAATCCTAAGTATACATCTTTCTTTGAAGGTTCACTCAAACAAATTCATCCTGAATCTGCAAATGATTGGTTGATTAAAGAATCCAGTTGGTTTTATGTTGCTTATGGATTGGCAGAAGATAAATTCAAACAGTATTATCACAGTTATAACCAATCATACACCGATAAGGCAGAACAACTTCGTCTTGAAAATATGGAAAAGTTTAGTCTACAATCGATGGATGCAAAATTGTGGGGAATTTTGGACAAATATGTTCCGGAATTTGCAGTAGAAAAGAAAATCGTATTGCCTAAATTGAAAAAAATTGAACTTCCTAAAATAAGCAAGGTATCCTAATATATGTCAACACCATTTGTATCATATCTAGTTACATGTAAAAATACAGGATTTGAACTTCAAATTCTATTAGACAGACTATACAAATATGGACAAAATAATGAATGTGTCATATTAGACGATTATAGTGATAACATTGAAACATTAGAAGTATTAAATAATGTATCTAACAATAGTTTTTTCAAGGTATACAAACACGAATTGAATAAAAACTATAGTGAACATAAAAACTATGGTAAAAGTCAATGTAAAGGAGAATATATTTTCCAAATTGATGATGATGAATTACCGTCTGAAACATTATTGGAATCGTTAAATGAATTAATTCAATTAAATAATGATGTTGACTTATTTTGGATTCCTCGTATAAATGATTTCAAAGGTGTAAATCATGAAAATTCCAAACAATGGGGTTGGAGATTAACATCTTATGAAGATAGATTGATTGTTAATTGGCCAGATCCACAAGGTAGATTATTTAAAAATGTATCTTATATTGAATGGAAACGCAGATTACATGAAAAAGTAGAAGGTGCAAAAACATATGTTCATTTACCGGCAGTATATGAACTATCTTTACATCATAATAAGACAATAGAAAAACAAATAGAAACAAATATTAAGTATAATAAATTGTTTACAGAAGAAGAAAACAAAGGATTTAAAGTATGAATAATCAACAAAAAATTGCAGTCGTATTAGGTGCGGGAGGATTTATTGGAGGACATTTAGTTAAAAGACTAAAACAAGAAGGTTATTGGGTTCGTGGTGTTGATATTAAAAACAATGAGTATCACAATTACGCCGATGATTTTGTACTTGGCGATCTCACCGATCCAAATGTAGTAAAATCAGTAATTCCAGAAAATGCCGATGAAGTATATCAATTAGCCGCTGATATGGGCGGAGCATTATACATTTTCACAGGTCAAAATGATGCAAATGTAATGCATAATTCCGCATTAATTAATTTAAATGTTGTTCATGAATGTACAAAGAAAAAAGTAAAGAAAGTATTTTATTCTTCAAGTGCATGTGCATATCCAGAATATAATCAAATGGACCCAAATAATCCAAAATGTGCAGAAAAAGATGCATATCCTGCAGAACCCGACAGTGAGTATGGATGGGAAAAACTATTTAGTGAGAGATTATATTTGGCATATAACAGAAACCATAAGTTAGATGTAAGAATTGCTAGATTCCATAATATCTTTGGTCCATGTGGTACATATAAAGGTGGAAAAGAAAAAGCACCTGCAGCAATGTGTAGAAAAGCTCTTGAATCTTCAGACAATAGTGAAATTGAAGTTTGGGGAGATGGATTACAAACTCGTTCATTCTTATATATTGATGATTGTATAGAAGCAGTATTAAGATTTATGAGACAAGATAACTTCTTGGGACCAGTAAATATTGGCTCCGAAGAAATGGTAACAATTAATCAATTAGCACAAATTGCAATCGATTTGACGGGTAAAAATATAAAGATTAAAAACCTTGCTGGCGAAGAATTTCGTCAAAAGTATGGGTTTAAATGTCCAACAGGTGTAAGAGGAAGAAATTCTGATAATACATTATACCGTGAAAAAATGGGATGGGAACCATCACAACCACTAAAGGTAGGAATTGAGAAAACATTCAATTGGATTTCAAAATTAATGTAATTTATGGTTTATAAAACACACAAAGAAATCTTAGCTCCTAAAGGAACAATAGGTTTATCAAAAAAAGACATATTTTCAAAATATAAAAAAAATCATACTGTTTTTTTTGAAACCGGAACACATAAAGGAGAATCAATTGATACAGCATTAGAATTAAACTTTTCTAAAATAATTTCAGTAGAAATTGATCAAAACTTTTATTTAAATTGTTTTGACAAGTTTATTAAAGAAATAAGCAAAGGAAAAGTTCATCTATTTTTTGGAGATTCCAATGTATGGATGGATAGAATGTTAAAGTTAATTGACGAATCTGCTTTATTTTGGTTAGATGGTCATCCTGATGGAATTAGCGGATATCCTTTGTGGGAAGAATTAAATCAAATAAAAAATCATCAAATAAAAACAAATACAATCATAATCGATGATATTCCAATTTATTTTAATCAAAACGAAGTTGAACAAAAATTGTTAGAAATAAATCCTAACTATTCACTTCAATACGAAAATGCATTGAATGAATCAAATAATGATGTATACGAAAATTACAGAATAGTGGCGTACATTAAATAAAAATATGAAAACAATAATTAAACCTTGGGGCAAAGAAGAATGGTTAGAATTAAACGATGTTTATTGCTATAAAAGAATTTACATCAATGCAGGTTACAAAACAAGTTATCAATATCATGTTAAAAAGCGTGAAACTAACTATATAATTTCCGGCAATGCTGAGGTTTGGCTGGAAAATGACGACGGTATAGTTGAAAAGAAAATGATGTCTGCTGGTGATTATTTTAATGTTACTCCACCAAAGAAACATAGAGTAATTGCATTGACTGATATTATTCTTCAAGAAGTATCTACACCAGAAGTAGATGATGTAATTCGTTTAGAAGATGATGCAAATCGTAAAGACGGAAAAATAGAAGGAGAACACTCTTCTCCAGCAGTATTAATTCTAGCAGCAGGTCTTGGAACTAGATTAAAACATCACACCAAATCAAAAAATAAAGCGTTGGTTTCTATAAACAATAAAGCAATTATTTCACATATCATTGAAAAATTTCCAGAAAACTATGATATTGTAGTTGCAGTTGGATATAAAAAAGACTCGTTGATTGAATATTGTAAACTTACATATCCACAAAGAAAATTTACTTTTGTAGAAGTAGATAAATGGGAAGATTCAAAGATTGGACCAGGATATTCTGCGTTTAAATGTAAGGAATATCTACAACGTCCTTTCTATATTACTACTGCTGATTGTTTGATTGATTCTGAAATGCCTAAATTAGACGGAAATTGGATCGGTGTACATCAAACCAGTTATCCAGAAAAATACTCTACTGCTAAAGTAGACGAAAATAATAATATAACAAGTTTCGTAAATAAATCGGAGAACGGATTTGATTATGCTTTTATTGGATTAGCATCTATCTGGGATTATGAAATTTTCTGGAAACAATTAGGATCGTCAGATTTAGATACAGAACTAGTCTCTGCATGGTACAATCCAAGTGTATATCCTACACTAAAAGCAAAAGAATTAAAATGGTTTGATACCGGCAATTTGGATGATATTGAAAAAGCAAAAGAACACTTCAAAGATTCTCCGCTTTCTTTACATAAAGAAATTGATGAAGTTACATATAAAATCGGAAATAAATTTTTGAAATTTAACTCCGATCAGACCATTACAAAAAATAGAGGTGAACGTGCATGTAGATTGCACAAGTTAGTACCAAACAACTTCAAACTTACTAATAATTTCATTTCTTATGATTGGGAAGACGGTATAACCTTATATGAATACAATTCAGTAACAATATTTAATAAGTTCTTGTCATTCTATAAAAATGTAATCGATGAATCATCCAAGTGGAAAAATCAATCTTTAATTGACTCTTTCTATATTGATAAAACTAATTCACGAAAAGATGCATTCTTAAAAAAGTATGGCGAAGATTATTTCAATAAATCATTTGAAATTAATTCAAAGAAATATCCTTCTCTAAAGGAAATACTTTCAAATGTTGATTTCAATTCATTAAAAGAAAACTCTTTCTACAGTGTATTTCACGGAGACCTTCAATTTGATAATGTAATTTATAATTCAACATTTGATAAATTCACTTATATTGATTGGAGGGAGTCTTTTGCTGGATCAGTTGATGGTGGTGATTTGTATTACGATCTATCAAAAATGTATGGTGGGTGCATCTTGCCATATAATATACTTAAAAACGATGATTCAATTAATATTGTAGAAGGAGTATCGACTGTAAATTATTCATATGAAAGCACAGTTCAGTTACAAGAATTCACAAAGAATTATGAAAATTGGTTAGTTAATAACAACTATGACATAAATAAAATAAAAATGATAACTGGTTTGATATATTTAAATATGTCTCCTCTTCATAGCAACAAATTTAATAAAATGTTGTGGTTTATGTCAACAGAAATGTTATATGAGTCTATTAGTAAATAAGGATACTAAAATCTATTGTTCATTCAGTAAAAATGCGGGAAATAAAGGATGTGAATTCTTTAATCCCGCATTTAAAAAATTTAATATTAACGCTATTTATAAATCTTTTTCAGTAGATAATATTGAAAATGCACTAAATAGTGCAAGATATTTAAATTTTTCAGGATGTGCAATTGCTATGCCTTATAAAAAAATTGCATTTGAATTGGTAGACAGAAAAGATATAAGTGCAATAAACAGCAAATCAGTAAATACTATATTATTTGAAAGCAACAAAATGATCGGATATAATACCGATTACTATGCAACTGAAAAAATTTTAGAACCTAAATTAGATAAATTCAAAGAAATTTTTATTCTTGGAAACGGCGGATTAGCCAATGCTGTAATATCTAAATCAAAAGAAATGGGATTTTTAGTAAACAATATTACTAGGAATAACTGGAACCACTTGAATTTACTAAAAAATAGTTTAATATTCAATTGTACACCAGTAACTAACATCGTATTTGATAATTCCAACAATTTCATCGATTGTATTGTAGGAACTGATACTGGAAATTTATTTCATTTAAACCAAGCAATGAAACAGTTTGAAATATATACCGGAATAAAATATGAAGTATAAATATGGAATAGGAGTGATGTCAAAGAACATCGTTGACGCTTGTATTGAATATGCAAACGAAAACGATAAACATTTGATTTTTATTCCATCTAGAAGACAAGTAGATTATATCGGAGGATATGTAAATCATTGGACCACTGAAGTTTTTTCTAAATATGTAAGAGATCGATCCAGTAATATTTTATTAAAAAGAGATCATGGTGGACCAGGACAAGGATTACACCATGATGATGGATTAACATCATTAATTCATGATGCAAACTATTTCGATGCGATCCATATAGATCCGTGGAAAATATCAAAATCTTTTAAAGAAGGATGTATAAATACAAGAAACTTAATTGATCATTGTTTTGATATAAACAATAACATAATATATGAAGTAGGTACCGAGGAGTCTATTTTTAAATATGAATCCCATCAATTGGAAGAGTTGATTGAATATTTGAAAAAACATTTATCTGTTGAAAAATTTGATAGAATAAAATTTGCAGTAATTCAAAGCGGAACTTCTTTAAAAGAAACAAAAAATACGGGATCTTATGATAAACAAAGATTATTAGATATGGTTTCAGTATGTAAAAAATATAATCTTTTATCAAAAGAACACAATGGCGATTATTTGCCTGTTTTTCTTATTTTTGAAAAATTTGAATGTGGATTAGATTCGATCAACATTGCACCAGAATTTGGTCAAATAGAAACTAAAACATATTTACAAGAAATAAATAATAACGATTTGTTATTTGAGACTTTTTTTGACATATGTCACGAATCAAAAAAATGGGAAAAATGGGTAAACAAAACTTTTGATCCTTTCACCAATAAAAAACAATTGATTAATATCTGCGGACACTATGTATTATCAACTAACAGTTTTGTAGATCAGATAAAGAAAAATGTTAGATTTGATATTGACAATATCATTAAAAATAATATAAAAGATAAATTAAAAGAGTTATATGGAAAAGATTGATGTCAAAACAGTATTTCTTGATATAGACGGTACATTAGTTAAACATGAAAATCCTAGTAAAACATCTTTACCTTCTCATAAAATGGAGGTTTTAGACGGAACCATTGAAAAGTTATTAGAATGGAATAAAAAAGGATATACTATTATTTTAACCACTGGAAGAAGAGAAAGTAATAGAGAAGTTACAGTTAAACAGTTACGAGAATCTGGTATATTTTATGATCATTTGATTATGGGCATTGGAAGAGGTCCAAGAGTAGTAATAAACGATATAAAACCAGACGGCATGATTACTGCGTATTCGGTAAATGTAGTTAGAAATGAAGGAATTAAAAATGTAGATCTATGATTTATTTCTGCAACACATTTATTACAGAAACAAAACCTAAAATTGGAAAAGGATATTTAAATCGTGGCAATCTACGACCATTCAATAACTTTGATATTTTTAAGTATTCTTTAGCAAGTACATCAAAAATATATAATTGGTCTAAAGCAATTCTTAAAATTGAACTTGATGAGTGTTATATACACCGAAAAGAAGAATTAAGTCAATTTATAAAAGAAGAATTTAAAAATATTCCTTTAGTATTAGATTGGAAACGAAATGTTTATCAAAATGATTGGATTGAATCGTATGATTTATTAAATGATCGTTTAATATGGTTTTACTGTAATCACGATCATATTTTTATTGATAGTGATAATTCTCATTTGACTGATATTGTTAATAAAATGGAAAATGACTACGAAGAATACATCAGTATGGGATATAGTCATTGGCCAGAATGTATAAGAACTGCTAAATTTGGAGGAAGTTCACCTCCATTTGACTCCAAAAGTTATAAATTTGAAGAAAATTGCATTACAATAAAAAATAATTGTTTTGATAGTATTCAAATTATAACAAAAGAACTATACAAAAATTGGTGGTTCAAAGGCAATTTTAATCAATATAAATTGCCTAGACCTGATTATTTTGGTATTGGATTAGCAGAAATAAAACCTGTACCCATACATAAAATGTATATACCAATCAAAGAACAATCCAGACACTTTGATGGATATCAACATTGTAACCCACCTATATTAAATAATAAATGTCCGGCAATTGAAATACCCCAAGGATTTTTTGAAAATCAAATTAAAATTGATTATGGATTCGATTCAAGAAACCCAGATGTATCTATTACAAACTTTAATCCAACATCAAAAGACTATTTCGCAGATGATATAAAAGGTACAGATTATAAATGGATGATAGAAGACATTCCTATGTTTTGGAAAAATAGAGTTTCTAAAATAAATAGAAATGACAATATCGACGAAGAAACTATGATTCAATATAAAATTCAATCAGTTCTTAACTTTATCTACTTTGACGGATTTCCAGTAGATTCTATTGTCGAAGAAGCTATTATTAGTCAATACCTAAAAGTTCACCCATCATATTCATTATAAATTATGTTAAAAATATTTTGCAATTTCATGAATGGAGATGATTTTTATAATAATATAAAAACAAATTCTCCAGAGTTATTAGATAAAAATGTTACTATATTCATTGATAGTCCACCAAAATCAATCGAAGAATTGAGGTTAAATCCTATCAATATTATGGTAGTTCTTGAACCAAATCAATTGTTTGGAATACACGATTTTGTTAAAGCAAATAATCATTTGTTTGATGCAATATTAACATGGGGCGAAACTATATTAAATAGTTGTGATAATTCTATGTTTTTTCCGTTTGGTGTTAGTTGGTTAGATGAAGAATATATAAATAATGTAGATAATATAGAAAAAAAGTTTGAAGTTTCTTTCTTATGCGGTGCTAAAAAAATGATAGAAGGACATCATTTAAGACATAGATTATATAATCTAGGACACAAAATAAAAATACCAAAACAATGGCATTACACTTTGGACGATTATACATATAACAACGGACATCATACTATTATACAATATACAGGATGTTCTCCTGGCCATGAAAAGAAAAAGTTATGGAATAGTATGTTTTCTATTTGTATAGAAAATTCCAATAATAATGGATATCATACTGAAAAAATAATCGATGCGTTTTTATCAAAAACAATTCCAATTTATTGGGGATGTCCTAATTTAGAAGAATTGGGATATGATATGAATAGTATCATTTATTGTAAAAACGAAGATCAAATAATAGATGTTGTTAACAATCTGACACCAGAATTCTATCTGTCAAAGAAAGAATCTATAGAAAAAAATTTTATTTTAGCCAAAAACTATTCTAATATTTTTGATAGATTTAGAAATGTTTTAAAAGAATTTATAGAAATAAATAATTTATGAGAAATATACTTACATTGGAAAATTACATTAATATGATGTTTACGGAAAACAAACATCATTTAGACGAACTGTTAAAAATTGTAACATCGTTACACCCAGACAAAAATCAACCAGATAAATTAGAGGGAAATTGTATGTATGACAATTGCACTACTAATATAAATCCATTATTTTACAACAAACTATATTCACCAACATAAAATAGGAAAAATTCAAAAATGAAAATTATTACATTATTTTGTAATGTCACCACGGAAAAATTTTTAGAAATCACATCTGAAATAGAAGGATATAAAAAAATCGGATTCAGTAACAATGATCAAAAAAGATATAAAGAATATTGCGATCTTGCGATCAATAGTTTTAAAAAATGGAATCCGGATATTGAAGTTGTATATTTAAATGACGATAATATATTAGATTATATAAAATTATTTGGATGTAAACTAATTAATAGTCCAATTGGTCAGAAATTTAATCTCGGATTAGAAGTAATGAAATATTTCAAAGCCGATAAATTAATAATTTTAGATGTAGATACAATTACATGTTCTAGACTTGATGAAATGATTGACAATAACGAACATGATATATTAGTTAGTTTAAATTATAATATCCAAGAAGGAAATGAATATTTTACAAGTCCTCATTTTACTTTAGAATTTGAAAATAATATTACTATTAAAGACAGCGCTAATATAAATTCTGGAGTCGTATGTTTTAACAATATAAAAGCGTTAGAAAAAGCTTTAGAACTTACAATTATTCATCCAAATTATTTTGGAGATCAAGGCGCATTAAACGAATTATTATGGTCGCATGGAACATTTACATATAAAATCTTAGATGGTCCGTGGCCTTTAAGTGAAGTGTCTTATAATGTAAGATCAAAGGGGGTAAATTTTACAGAACAAATTTTTCAATTAGCAAAAAATAATAATGGACAAAGTTATATTTCAAGATATTATGTAAAGGACAATAAACTGTTTACACCGGATGACAAACACATTAAAGTTTGGCATCTAGCAGAAGGCATGCATGGCAGATCCAATGAAAAATTTGAAGAACTAACAAAAATAATAAAAACAATTTTATTCAATAAAGAAACTGTAAAATTTTTTAGAGAAAAATGTGACGGTGATTCGTTTTTTAATATAGACATATAATATGGAAGAAATACTAAATTCAATAAAAACTTATTTTTTAGAAAAACACTCTAATAAAAAATGGGAAGCAGGAAAAGATTGGGTGCAATATGCAGGTCCATTCTTCGATGAAAAAGAATATATTGCCGCAGTTAAATCGCTGTTGAATGAATGGTTGGTCTTAGGACAAGATGCAATTACATTCGAAACTCATTTTCCAAAATTATTTAATAAAGAATATGGAATTTTAACAAATAGTGGAAGTAGCTCTAACTTATTAATGATGTTATCAATGACATCAAAAAGACTATATAATCTCCCTAAAGGAACCAAAGTAATTACTCCTATTGCAGGATTTCCTACTACTTTAAATCCTATTTTCCAAGTAGGATTTGAACCAGTATTTGTTGATATTGATTTAGATACATTAAACCTCAACTTAGATCAAGTTGAAGAAGTAGCAAAGAAAGGAGCAAAAATCATTACATTTGCTCATGTGTTGGGCAACCCACCCAATATGAACCGTTTGATGGAAATAGTTAAACAATACAATTTAATTCTATTGGAAGACTGTTGTGATGCGCTTGGTTCAACTTATAATGGTAAACCACTTGGTAGTTTTGGAGAACTAGCAAGTTGCAGTTTCTATCCTGCACATCACATGACTATGGGTGAAGGTGGATTTGTTGTATGTAATACAAAAATTCAAGAAATTGTTACTCGTAGTTTCCGTGAATGGGGTCGTGGATGTTATTGTGTTGGTAAAAAAGCAAATCTACTAAAAAATGGTAGTTGTGGAAATAGATTTTCTAATTGGTTACCTGAACTTCCAGATGAGATCTTTGACCATAAATACGTTTATGACGAAATCGGATATAATCTAAAACCAATTGAATTACAAGCTTCTATCGGTTTAGAACAAATGAAGAAATTGCCTGAAATTCATCGTAGAAGAAAGGAAAATCATTCAAGGTTAGTTAACATTTTTAAACCATATGAAGAGTTTTTCATTCTACCAAAAGCAACTGATTTATCCGATCCAAGTTGGTTTGCGTTTGCAGTAACAATTAAAGATAATTCTAAATTCAAAAGAAAAGATATTGTTGGATTTTTAGAATCAAATAAAATTCAAACCAGACCATATTTTGCTGGCAATATTATGTTACAACCAGCATATAATGGACTAATCGATAAAAATGAAGTTATTACAAAGTATCCAAACGCAAGGAAAATTACTACCGATACATTCTTTCTTGGAACTAGTCCTGTAATTACTTCTACCCAATTAGATTACGTACAAAGTATCGTAGAATCATATTTCAAGACAATTTAAAAAAAAGTTTCTAATATATGTATATATATGTATATACATAAATCATTATGTCAAATCAAAAAATTGTATATATTACAGGATGTCTGGGTTTTATTGGATCTTATGTTACTAGAGAATGTCTAGATAAAGGGTGGTATGTTAAAGGAATTGATAAAATTACATATGCTGCCCAACCAGACATTCTAAAAGAATTCAATAAATATAAAAATTTTAGTTTTGATCAGACTGATATAAATGATTTAGATAGATTGATAGATTGTGACTATTTCATTAATGTTGCTGCGGAATCACATGTAGACAATTCAATTAGAAAAAGTGACGACTTTGTTCACTCTAATATTAACGGTGTACACAATATACTAGAGTTATTAAAAAACTATAATAAACAAGGTCAAGTAAAACCATTATTAATACATTTTAGTACAGATGAAGTTTATGGTGATATCGAACAAGGCAACCACATTGAAACTGATATATTGAAACCAAGTAATCCATATGCAGCAACAAAAGCGGCAGCAGATCAGTTAATATTGGCATGGGCACGAACATATGATGTAAAATATGTAATCGTTAGACCAACAAATAATTACGGTATTGGACAATATGTCGAAAAATTAATACCAAAAACATGTAAATATATTACTTTAGGCAGAAAAGTACCACTTCACAATAACGGCACTCCAATTAGAAATTGGTTACATGCAAAAGATACTGCGAGAGGAATTATAAAGATCATAGAATCCGGTGTTGAAAATGACATTTATAATATTGCCGGAGGATTTGAACAATCAAACATAATTACAGTAGAGAAAATAATTAAAGAATATTTAGGAGAATTGCCATCTGATTATAAAGAAAAATATTTAGATTTTTCTATACAACGTGTAGGACAAGATGTAAGATATGCATTGAATGATAATAAATTACGTTCATTAGGATGGGAACCAATTTGTAAATTCGACACTGAATTAAAAGAAATTGTAAATCATTATAAAAATAATTTTATATGGTAAATTATTAATTTCATTGTATGATATTTAATTTATTGATGAATCATTAAAATTATGAACAAGATTAGAGTTTCAGATTATATTGTCAAATTTTTAGAAAATAAAGGCATTAAATACGCATTTCAAGTTCCTGGCGGAGGAGCAATGTTTTTAAATGATTCTATTGCAAAAAGCAATATAAAACCTGTATTTTGTCACCATGAACAGTCATGTGCAATGGCAGCAGTAGGATATACTAAACTTACAAATGAAGTATCTTTAGTAATACCTACGTCAGGATGTGGAGGCACCAATGTAATAACTGGACTTCTTGATGCATGGCAAGATAGTCACAAACTAATAGTAATATCTGGACAAGTAAATAAAAAAGATACCACATATTTAAAAAATATACCATTAAGAAAATTGGGAATACAAGAAGTAAACATAGTAAAAATAATAAACTCTATTACAAAATATTCTACTATGATTGAAAATGCAAATGATATTGCATATGAATTAGAAAAAGCATATCACATTTGTTCAACGGGAAGACACGGACCAGTTTGGATTGATGTTCCTTTAGATATACAATCTTCTTATATTGAAGAAGATAATCTTAATCATTTTCAACCTGAGAATAATTTACTAGAATTAAAAGAATCAGATACATTCAAAAAATATTTATTTGAATCAAAAAGACCAATTATTATAGCTGGAAACGGTGTATATTTGGCCGATTGTAAAGAAAAATTTACAAAATTTGTAGAGAAATATCAAATCCCAGTAGCATGTACATTTCTAGGAATAAATATATTGGAAGAAAATCATTCTCTTTATGTAGGAAGAATAGGCCTAAAAGGAACTAGAGCAGGAAATTTTGCAGTAGCAAATTCTGATTTGATAATATCAATTGGTAGCTCTTTGAGTATTCCTGCAACAGGATTTCAATATCATCTGTTCGGAAGAGAAGCAAAAATAATTGCAATTGATATTGATAAAAATGAACATTCAAAAAATACGGTAAAAATTGATGATATAATCAACCAAGATATTTCTGATTTTTTATCATTAAATCTAGATTTAGATTATAAAGTTCCGGTTAATTGGATAGAAAAATGTCAATCGTGGAAAAATAAATGGAATACATTTGATAGAAAAGACATTGACAATTTAAACATGTATTCTTTTTCCAAAAAATTAGGAGAAATAACTAAAAATATCAAATCGGTTGTAGTAACAGATGCTGGTTCTGCGAATTATGTTTTATGTCAAAGTTTAATAAATAATAGATTAATAGTACCTGCAGCGCAAGGCGAAATGGGATTTATGATCCCAGGATGTATAGGAGTTAGTCTTGGTGTTAAAAATGAAAATGTAATCGGAGTAACAGGAGAAGGATCTTTTCAATTTAATATTCAAGAATTACAAACTATTATTCAAAACAAATTACCTATAAAAATGTTTATATTGAACAACGGTGGTTATTTATGTATAAAAAATACACAAATAAAATTTTTCAATAAAAACTTTTCTGGAGTGGATGAAAATTCTGGAATTTCATTTCCTGATCCCGAAAAAATAGCTAATGCATATGGAATAAAATTTAAAAGAATACTTAATATTAAAGAATTAAATGATAATTTAGAAACTATTATAAGTTATAATGGTCCGTATTTATGTGAAATCATGTGTCCTTCAGATGAAGAAATATATCCGACATCTGCTACTATTAAAACTGAAGATGGCAAACTTATTTCACAACCATTAGAAAATATGTCACCGTTTTTATCAAAAGAAGAATTTGAAAAAGAAATGATAGTTAAAATATAAAAGAAATAACATTATATTGACAGTCACGGATTTAAATGACAGAATACAGTCATTGATTAGTAGATAATAAAATGAAAACACGATTTGAAATCTTACAAGACATTATTCACAAAGAACAATGTTTTAAAATGATATGTGGAGCAGGAAACGAAGATAAAAGTCAAGTAAAAAAATTGGCTTTTATTTATACTTTAGCAGGTACAAAAATTTTAGATGTATCTGCTAATGTTGATATTGTAAAATCTGCAATGGAAGGAATTAATTTGGCATATGAATATGCTCATAAGTTAAATGTAACAATTGAACATAGACCATATATTATGGTTAGCGTTGGTATGCCAGGAGATCCACATGTAAGAAAATCATTTATCGATCCAAATAAATGTATTTCATGTACATTATGTATTCCTATATGTCCAACCGACGCAATTCCAAAAAACTTTACTAAAAATTTAGACTTTTTTAAAAATCTAAATGGATCATTTGAATTGGAAGATCAATCAAAAGAAATTGTTATTAAAGATCTTTGCATTGGATGTGGTAAATGTAGCAGTATTTGTCCAAAGTCAGATATCATATCATACCGACATAATGCAAGAGAAGTAAACAAACTATTACCAAAATGTATGGATGCGGGAGCAGAGTTATTTGAACTCCATGCAGCAGTTGGTGAGGATGATATCACATTACAGGAATGGAAACTTATTAACGAAATCAATCCAACAAATTACAATTCTATGTGTTTGGATAGATTGAATCTTGGAAATCTGAGACTTGAACATAGAATTCAAGAAGCAAAAAAAGTATCAGGCAATCGTTTAATGATTCAGGCAGATGGATATCCCATGAGTGGCGGAGAAGACGATTATAACACCACTTTACAAGCAATTGCATGTGCGGATGTTGTAAATAAGAAATTCAACATGAGGATTGATAAAAAACGTGGTGTAGATAAGCTCGGAAAACCAAAGATATCTTCAAAGAAAATTTATAAAGATATAAATGATATAGATAATATTCCACTCCTAATTTCAGGAGGAACAAATTCATTTAGTAAAGAATTGGCTGAAAAAGCAGGTGTAAGAATTAATGGTGTGTCAATCGGAACATTTGCTAGGGATTTAATTGAAGAATTCATCATATCAAATGATTTCTATAACAATGATGAATTAATCAAACTTGCATTTTTAAACGCAAAAGAATTAATTAACAAAAGTAATAAACAATAAAATATATGAAACAATTAGTTATAGCAGTCGATTTTGATGGCACTCTATGTGAATATGCATTTCCATCTATTGGAAAACAGACAGAACAACAGAAAAATCTATTGGATCTTTTAATTAAACTAAAAGAAAAAGGTCATTACTTAATTCTATGGACCAACAGAGGAGACAATGAAAAATTTAAATGTTTATCCGAAGCAATTGAATGGTGTAAACAACAAGGGTTGGAATTTGACCAGATCAATAAAAATAATCCAGAAAGAGAAGCAAAAAAATTATCAGGATCTAGCCCTAAAATATTAGCAGATTTTTATATAGATGATAAAGCTCTTCAATTTAATAATGAGTTAACCAGAACAAAAACTTTAGAATTCTTATCTGCATTGTGAATATATTAGTTACAGGCGCAAATGGTTTTATTGGTTCAAATATAATAAAATTATTGTCTAACGATATTAATTTCAATCTTTTTAAAGGTACTAGAGATAGTATAGACTTATATTCAATTGATAGTATAGAAAAATATATATACAAAAATCAAATAAATGCGGTTATTCATTGTGCAATTGAAGGTGGAAGTAGATTAAAACAAGATACATATGAAATATTTTATAGAAATATATTAATGTATGAAAATTTAATTAAATTTAATGATAGATATAAAATATTTATTAATTTTGGTTCCGGAGCAGAATTTGATAGAAGATATGATATATCAAATGTAAATGAATGTGATATATTTAATGTAATTCCAACAGATTTTTATGGATTATCAAAAAATATCATTTCAAAATTATCTATGTATGATAATGAATGTATAAATCTAAGAATATTTGGTTGTTTCTATCACAACGAATTATCTACAAGATTTATAAGAAATAATATAAACAATTATATAAATAATAAACCAATCATTATACATCAAGACAGATACATGGATTTTTTTTACATGGAAGATTTAGCTAATGTAGTTAAATATTTTTTAAAAAATCCAGTTGTAAATTACAAAGACATTAATATGTCCTACGTAAAAAAGTATAAATTGAGCGATATTGCAAATATAATTAATCAATTATCCACACATAAAGTAAATATTAATATAGAAAATAAATTATTTGGATTAAGTTATACTGGAAATGGAATGCAATTAAATTCTTTAGGATTAAATTTAAAAGATATTGAATTTGGCATAAAAGAATGTTATAATAAACTTGTATGAATATTAAAATAATGTTTCATTTAATGCCTTGGGAATTAGATCTCGCCGAATTAGCATTCGACCAATTAGCAAAATCAAAAAAATATTTAGATGTTAATGATAAAATATATGTCCACGTTGCATTAAATTTATCAAGTTATATAATAAATTGGAACGAATCGTCTATAAAAAAAGACTTTTTCATAGATAAATACAACAGATTATTGAAGTATTTAGATGAATATGAATTAATAAGCAAAATATATAATGATGACAAACTATATGGTCATCTAGATCTTCAAAAAGAAATAATTCAAGACGATATAGATTACTATATAAATGTATGTCCCGACATGTATTTTCATACACATACTCTTCACTATTTAATACAATCAGCAAAAAATTTAAAAGATCGTTATTTTATAATAACAACCGAAACACCTAAACTTTGGGATTATACTTGGGATATATTAGCAAACAAAAACTTTAACTCGGTTAAATATGTTGATTGGGAGTCACAAAATATCAACGATATAATACACATCATTGACAATAATGATGAAACTCCGTATCTTGACAAAATAGTACAATTCAAATATGCGGGTTGGTTTGATTTGTATAACAAAAATTTTTACGAAAAATTTATACCATGTATGCCTGATTGGCATGGTTATGGACCTTGGGATTTTTTTGGTATGAATGTTGCAAATTTTGCGAGAACCAATTATAAAACCGAAATAAATCAATACATCTTAAGAAATCAAATTATATGTGAAAGAAATTTAGGAATTTTCCAAAAAAAATTAAGTCCTAACATATATAAAAAATATTTAAAACTAAATGATATTCCAGATCAAAGAAAAACATTTGAATCAAAATTTCAAGAATATTTTTTAAATTGGAAAGATTACGCTTTTAAAAATAAAATACTATGAGTAAATTTATTGTTACGACGACTATTAATAAACCAACTACAGCTACACTTAAATATTGTGATATAGCAGTTAAAAAGAATTGGAAGTTTGTTATTGTTGGAGATTTGAAAACTCCTCATGACGAATATAAAGCATTAGAGAATGATAATGTAATTTATTTGTCACCAGAAAAACAAGAATCTTTTTGTAAAGAATTGAGTGATATTATTGGATGGAGAACTATTCAACGAAGAAATATTGGATTTGTATATACATACAGACAAGGTGCAGATTTAATTGCAACAGTAGATGATGACAATATTCCATATGAAAATTGGGGTGACAATATATTAGTAGATAAAGAAGTTGAAGTAGACATTTATACTAACTTATATAGTAATTATTTTGATCCGATTTCAGTAACAAATTGTAATGATCTCTGGCATAGAGGATATCCCATCGAATGCCTAAATGTTAAAAACAATAATGAATATAAAGGTAAATTTAAACGCAATGTATTAATTCAAGCCGATTTTTGGGATGGTGATCCTGATATAGACGCAATTTGTAGATTGAGTAAAAAACCAATAGTAAAATTTAACAAATTTGATCCATTTGCATCAACTCAACTTGCACCGTTTAATTCACAAAATACATTCTTATCAAGAAAAGTATTGCCATTTTATGCAGTTTTACCATATATAGGAAGAATGGATGATATATGGGGAAGTTATATTACACAACATTATTTCCCAAACAGTGTTGTTTATAATAAAGCTACTGTATATCAAGAAAGAAATGTTCAAGATCTAATTAAAAACATGGAAAATGAAGTAATTGGATACAGAAATACATTTAAATTATTAAATGACCTTTCAAATTATAAATCTTATCTTCCAGAACAAACAATCAAATTTTGGGAATCTTATAGAAATCAATTTTAATATATGAAATTATCAGCTGTTATAGTATCACGAAACGACAATTATGGTGGAAATTTAATTGAACGATCTTCATATTGTTTCAATTCAATGATAGATACATTTGATGAAGTCTTTTATATCGATTGGAATAGTGAAACAAAAAGTCTTCTAAATGAAGTAAAACAAAATATCCAATTCAAAGGTAACTTTCATCACATTGTTATTGAACCAAAAATAGCAAAAATGTTAACCAACTTTGATGTAGAAGCACAAAAATGTTGTGAGGTATTAGGAAGAAATATTGGTATTAGAAGAGCTACAGGAGATTGGATCGTATCTACAAATATAGATATTATCGCACCAAGACGAAAAGATCTTGAAGATACAATAAATCAACTAGATAAAAATACATTTTATACTGTAAGTAGAAGAGATGCGGAACTTCCTAATATTCAGCAGTTTAATAAAGATAATAATTACGAAGAGTATAAAAATTGGAAAGATGTAAGAGAATATTTAATAAATAATAGTGAAGAAAGACACTATGAAGAAAAAACCATGCAAGGAGATGATTATAGTATGGTAAATTGTTGTGGCGATTTTCAATTAGCACCAAATAATATATGGAATGATATTCGTGGAATGGAAGAAGATTTGATATACGCATTATATGCAGACACAAATGTACAGAAAAAAGCAGTAATGCACGGATACGGATTAAAAGCTATTTATAATCCTGCATTCTTCCATATAAATCATGGAAGAGGTGGAGGTGGATTCTTAACAGGAGTAAATAGAAAAGCAAATGATATGTATAGAGCAATCGTATATCAAAACAAAACACAAAACAAAGATAATTGGGGATTTTCCGATATTGATATTGAATATGAAAAAATATGATACCTATTATATTAATATACACATTTTTATTAGTAATATGGTTTAATACAGAAGCATTTGTTGAATATAGTCATATATTAAAACTTAAATGGTTCAAAGTAAATGATTATTTGAATGCAAAAGAAACAGATTTTACACTCACATATCATTCATATCTATTACAAAAACATAATAGTTTTTTTACTAGATTGATTACATGTCCATTTTGCTTGAATTTTTGGATGATTTTAATAGGAAAATTTATTTTTGGTTATTCGTTTCTAGAAATACCTACTATTTATGTAACATCACTAATTACATATTTTGTATTCAATAAGTTATCACCATGAGAATCTCCAATTTAAATGAATTATACAATTATATCAAAACAAAAGAACAATTAACATCCAATGGAAGTTTAATGCAAATATGTGCTTGTGTAGATCAATTTAAAAATATATGCAGTTGTAAAGCAAAAGAAAAAGGTCAAAAATTATTTGACTGTAATAACAAATATGTTTCTACAATAAATAACATTGACCAACAAACTATAGATTTATTGTTCTCAGTAACAGATGACAAATCAATAGAATTTTATGATAATTCTATTCACATCAAAACTATTTCAGTATCTCCTTAAGACAATCCTCTACAATAAGATTTAAATTCGGATTGTTAATCAAATCACTGTGATTTTTATCAGTAACTATTTGTTCCCATTCAACCTTATAATCAGCAAGAATTCTAATCTTAGGATCATTCAACGCTTCATGTTGATTGGGCGATTCTGTATAGATTTTCTTACTTTTATCATTGACTCTATAATGTCTTCCATCAGTAGCAAATCCATAAGTATATTTACTAATATGAATCAACTTACCACCAAGTTGTTTCTTTAACCAAAACACTTCATCATCTACATATTCTACATAACGAATGTCGCTGATAAAATTAACATCGTTAGTATCTTTCTTTAGCTCCTCATGTAATAACCCCGTCCAATATTTACCTTCAGTCTGTTTTCGTTTTACACCACCATACCATACCAACATTTCTCTAAAAGCATTCTTATCTTCGGTCTTTTCACTGAAAGAACTCAATCCCAACTTTTCTTGAATAAATGGTTCACAATCTTTTTTCAAGAAATACGCAAGTGCATATGTTTTGGATGTTAAGTTATACTTTTCTTTTAAAACCTTTTGTGCAATATCACAAAATAAATTCTTACCACTTCTAGCAAATCCAGATACTCCTATATAAATTTTATTCATTTTCCATTAACCCTTCTATTTCTTTTTCTGATTTACCATACTGTTTACATATATCAATCAGACTATTAATACCACTTTCCGTTTTGAAAAATAGTACACAATAACTATAGGCATCATCTTTACTAACTTCAAATTTATTTGATACCAATTGAATCAATTCCTTATTAAATTTAACCTTGTTAGGTTTGATCCACTTACAAAACCGTCTGCCATGCGGCACAAAGTCACATAATACCTTATAAAGATGTTTCTCAGGTAAGATGTCAAAATACTTGGATACAAACGCAATTTCTTCAATAATCATTTGATCCATACCAAGTCCCATCAATAATGTATACTTATTGAACGATTTAATATCTGCAGCAGTAAGTGTATCAAAATACTTAGGATTCTTAACTTCCCTAATTTGATTGATATGATCAAATAAAGATTTAGTCTTCGTTAAGTTCTGAGTCTCTTCGTTCGATTGATTTGAATCGTTCTTTGAGAGAGGGGTTTTTTGTTTTTTGGGTCTTCCCAT